CAGTAGCAAGACCTTTGACTCCAGTAGCAACAGATTTGCCAAACTGAGCAATTGGACGAATAAATCTAGCAGCTCTCATTCTATTGAGTCTACCTAAAGATCTAAGAAGTTTGCCAGGTTTCCTGAGTCGTCTTAACCACTTACCTGCTTTAAACTTTTTAAGTTTATCAAACAGATCGAATCCACCATCCTGCTCCTTCTCGCCTTCTTTTTCTGGCGACTCATACATGTCTTCAAATCCACTAAGATCTTCACCTTGATCTATCTGAGATTCTTCTGCTGCTGCCTGTGCTTGATCTGCTGCTTTTGCTTCTACCGTCAGCAGTTTCTTTTTACTAGCATTAATATCTTTCTGGTGCTTATTACCTGACTGTAGTTTATTTTTTAGTTGTTCTAAAGTTTTTTCTAATGTATCTGTTCCTTCTGTTCCATCAGAACCTTTACTTTTAGTCTTAAGAATACTATCAAATTTTTTATCAATCTCACTAATTTTTTTAGTGAGATTATTAATATCATCATCAACTTTTTGTTCCTGAGGTTTACGAATAGTTCTGGAACCAAAGATACCAGCAGACAATCTTTGTTGCTTAGTGAGTGCTGGATCTAGAGTAGCATCAGGATTAGAAGAGAATGTACCTCTTGTCCTAGCAATAGCATCACCACCTAGCTCATTACCTAATGCTCTCTTGAGATAGAATCCTTTATCTTGCTGAGGCATTCCCGCCTCGTTTGCCATTCTTCTGATATCAGCAGCGCGCTTAAAAGCATTCTTAGTCTTGTTCAATAAGAAAAGACCAGTATTTTCTGCTGGTTTTACGTTACGTGATTCTTTGTATGTAGAGTTGCCTGTTGGTGTTACAACTCGTCTTATTTTTACGAGAGATTCTTTTTGTTTTCTTTGCTTTTGTGGGGCGGGAGCAGGAGGATTTTGAATGCTATCTACTAAAGGATTGAGGAGATTATTAGTAAATCCATCTGCCATCCTTTCAGCGGTGGATTTTTTCGTTGCCGTAGAAATTACACCACTTCTACGTGGTACTTTAATTCTTTTAGGTGCTGATAATTTTACCTCAGGTGTTGATTCAAAGGGAGCTTCAATTTTAACAACAATTGGTTCATCAACTGTTGTTTGCTCTACCTCTACAACCTCTACCTCAACAGGTATATTTTCTGGTTCTGGTTTAGGTTCATCATATAAGTAAGCATCCTTCAGGAATTGATAATAATCAATCATCACCTGATAGGCTTCACCACCACCAGGCATGTGCATTTGAGGATACCCACGGGGATCCTTCTTCATGTTAGAAATAATTTTCTCTGCTTCTCCTAGAGAGCAGTCAATTAATTTAGAATACGATGTGCCACCAGCATCAGTACCACCAGTTAACTTTGCTTTCAGTCTATCATACTGAGCATCACTAATCTTACCACGATACCATGGTTGATCTCTGTCTAGTATTCCTGATGGTGGAGTGGGAAGACTCATCGTTGTGCCTGCTGTGCTTTCCTTTGTTCTTCTTGTTCTTTAATCCATTGATTCAGAAGGGAAATGTACACTGTCCTCTCCCACGGCATCATATTTTCAAGCTCTGTCAAGCTATATTTATGGTGCTGCATAAGGGAGAAGTTTGTCCTATAATAGTTTTCTAAAGTATTATAGAACATGCTCACCCGAAAAAAGACTGTAAACCCTCCAACGTATAGGTCGATTCAACTTCTGTCTTTGGATTAATTACTTTGAACTCGTGCTTAAGTGACGGCATAGTCTCAAAGAAAGTTTGTACTAACTCAAACTGATTCTGTGTCATACCTTCCAAGAAAGTAACAACTTCAGAACGTTTCATATCTGAAGCATCCCATACTTCTTCTTTCTCAAAAATTTGATCTACACAATCAGCAACCAGTTCAAATACATCATCAGTTGAATCTAAGTTGTCGTTGAGTAGAGTGATATTAACAAACTGTTTGAACCCAGGATATTTCATGACAATACCAACGTCATCCGTCAGCATAATTTTTCTGTCATGTCCCTCAGGTTTAAAAACTTGAATGTCATCAATACTAATATCAACCGTGACTTGTGTCTCGCCATCATCTTGACAAGTTACTTTCATCTTAATCTCTTCACCAGCAGAGACTGCTCTAATCCTAAGAAATAGATACTCAAGATCAAAAGATGCTAAACTCTCAACTTTTACTCCACGTGTCTGTATACAATTGTTTAAAGTTTGTTTTACTGCCGTCTCAATTTCTTTGGCATCTTCAGATTCCATAGCAAGAAGTAATACTTTTTCTTCTTTCACTAGGAATGGTCTATACTTAATTTTTTTTCCTGTCGAGGGGAGTGCCACGTCATACGTTGGCACAGACAAAGTGGGTAATGGCATAACGATAGATGATATGTTTAATTATTTAGATCGACTTTTTTGAGCAAAAAATAGCAGGAAAAATTTTTCAAGTTTTATGGGATCAACCAGCAAATTTTCTAATGTCATTATAAAGGATACTATACTTACTGTAGTAGAAGTTAGCAGTGACCTTAGTTACTTGGGATGCTCCATAGGATAATGGCACAGCATCGATAGCATAAGGGAAGCAATCAATCAATGTGTACATCATAGATGCTCTACTATTAGCAGCACTCTTTCCTTTTTCTGTCTTAGTAATGGTGACATTACACTGATATTGATCAGGATACTTAAGACGAATAGATTTTTCTTTGCTTCCCAGAGTTCCAGTTTCTGATTTAAGACTAGAGAGAGCAGCATTTTCTCTTACATATTTTCCTGTTTGATCAAACACATCGAAACCACCAGCATCAAATTCATTGAAGATAAACCCATGCCAAGCATTCAAAAACTTGAGTGGAGTCATGTTAGCATCACACATCCATCCTAGTTGAAAATCTGTATACAACTTAGATGTAGCGTAATTAATCTGCCCTTCACCTAATCTAACGCCAGTTAGGTTTCCTGTTGCTGCTTGTACGTTGGGAAGTTGTGCTTCTTCACAGAACATCTTAAGTACATCAGCAGCACTACTTCCTTTCATATTTTCATCAGTATCGGCGGCAGAAGTGGACCCCTTACCAAAATCTAGTCCAATTTTGCTAAATCTATCTCGAATATCAGTGTGTGCAGTTTTATTAAACTGAAAGACAACATCAAAGTTGTTACTGTATGACATACCACCCTGTTGGGCGATAACATCGATGAATTTTGCTAGTCCCTTTGGTGATGCCACGCTAAATATGGATAGTTGGTCCAACTATATTTATCATGGCATATTCAGGTGTTTATAAACCAACTAACCCACGAAAATACAAAGGAAATCCAACCAGGATAGTCTATCGTTCTTTGTGGGAAAGAAAATTTATGTATTTCTGTGATCATAATGACAGTATTGTGGAGTGGGGTAGCGAGGAAGTAATCATTCCTTATCGTTGTCCTACTGATGGAAGAGTACACAGATATTATCCTGACTTCTACATTAAAGTTGTATCTAAAACTGGTACTATCAGTAAGTATCTCATTGAGGTTAAACCCAAAAAGCAAACTAAACCACCGAATGATAAACCAAAAAAGAAGACTGCCTCTTGGAAGAGGGAAGTCCTAACCTACGCTAAAAACCGCGCTAAGTGGGAAGCGGCAGAGGACTTCTGTGAGGACAGGCAGATGAAATTTATTATCCTCACTGAAGATCACCTAGGAGTCTAAAAATGGCAACTGGATTTAAATCCATCCAACGTAACACAGTAAATTCTGACGCTGGTTACGAGACTTTGTTCGAGAAGATAACTAAGAAGACAGAAGGAGAAAAAAAACCACTGTCGTGGTATCGTGCTGCTGTTAAATCAGAATCAAAAGTATATGCTACAGATAGTTCACGATATATTTCGGCAGAGAAAAGAGATAGCACAGGTTCTAAAAATGAACAGGATCAAAACATGGTCCGTCGTTATGTAGTAGCAGGACACTTGTACATGTTTGAGTACAAAGCAAAGATGAGATGGTTACCATATTACGATAGGTTTCCTCTTGTATACTGTATTAAGTCTAATAAAAATGAATTTTATGGAGTGAATCTACACTACATGTCTGTCAAACGTAGGATTATGGCAGTTAATAAACTACTCAAACACAATCGTATTGAATTTCCTAAGAAGTGCTTCCATAAATACTTGCACTCACATGTAGACGGATTCTATCTTGATCTCGCCAGTGCTGAATGGGACACTGCCATTCTGTTACCTACCGAGGACTTTGTAAAAGATGTGAATGGTCGTGTCTTTCCCTATCCCAAAGAGGATGTATGGAAGGAAACAAATGATTCTTTCTATGATAACATCAAAGCACAACGAGTCATCGAAGGGTATGCCAAGAAATCAAGCAAAGAAATGGTAAAGTAAATGGCAGAGAAACTTAACTTTATTAATACAAAAAATCAGATTCAATCAACATCCCGTCTGACATATCCGTCAAATATTTTTAATAATTATACGGACTACATTAAGTTTGATTTTTATAAGTACCAAGGACCTTTCTCTGGTGATGGTGGCGGAGAAATAACTGATACAGAGGGAGTAACAAATAAGGATTTAATAAAATATAATCAGTCAGATGGCAACCAATATACAAAATACTCAGGTGTAGAACCTATTCTGATGTACATGCCAGAAGATATCTCAACTGGATATCAAACTGACTGGACTGGTAAAGGTTATAGTAACATTGCTGCCAATATTTTGAGAGGCAGTGGAGCAGCAATGAGTGGAGATGGTGGAGGAACTATCAATTCCTTTGTGTCATCTCTAGGTACTGCTGCTGGCGCAGCACCAACAGCTGTTGCTCAAGGAATTTCTACTGGAATCAATGCTCTTGGTGGCGATAATGTAACAACGGAAGATGTACTTCAAGGATCACTCGGAGTTGTATTAAACCCCAACACAGAACTTATGTTCCAGGGATTTAAACTAAGATCATTTGGTTTGAAATTTAAGATGTCTCCCCGTAATGAAAAGGAAGCACTAGAAATCAGAAAAATTATTGGTACATTTAAAAAAGTATCACTTCCTACATATGCACCAGAACCAGGAGGTGTTAGTGATTTAGCTAAAGCATTGAAAAATGCTATAGGTAAGCAAGAAGGAAGAACAAATAATAACTACATTGGTGTTCCTGGACTATGTACAGTTCAATTTATGAAAGGAGCTACGTTACATCCGTTCTTACCACAATATAAAGTATGTGCTATTACTGATGTTAGTATTAACTATACACCAGACGGTACTTATTCGACGTTAACTGATGGTTCTCCAGTTGCTGTAGAACTATCACTAAATTTCTCAGAAACAAAACTTGTATACTCAGACGAAATCATAAGAGACGGAGCATCTTACTGATGTATTTTAATTTTCTACCGGCG